TAATGACCTCAAGGAACAAAACCACGCCCTCAGCAAAGGCTTTAGCCATTCCAGGAATGGTCCCAATGATAGTCTCAAGGACCTTCCTGAGAGAGCTGATGCTGGATTCTCCCGCGTTACCCAATTCTACGAGCGCCTTCGCGGTTAAATATGCGCCAGCGCCGAGCAATGTAAACCCAAGACCAATCATACCAAGGACGATGCCCATTGCCTGAAGAGCAGGAATCAGGAGAGGGAAAGCCACAAGAGCAGCTGCTGCAGCACCAAGAATAACCAGAACTGCAGCCATACCAACAAGTCCAGTGATGAGCTGAGCAATGCTGAGATTGCCGATAACCTCAAGCGTCTTTCCGAGAACAAGCATGGCCCCAGCAATCATGAGAATTGCTGGAGCGCCGACAGCAGCCTCTTGCATAGCATTCATTGACAGGACCATGATGGCCATGGCGCTACCCAATGCTAGTACGCCTTTCGCAGCGTCTTCAGTGCTCATGCCGCCGACCATCTGGATGGCTTTAGCGATCACCAACATCGCCGCAGATACAAGCAGAATGCCGACGGCAGCCGCCTGCAATTCCTCTTTCTTAGGGAGAAGCTTGATTGTCGCGATTACAGCACCCATAGATAGACCCAAACCAGCGAACCCTCGAACCATGTCTTCGTTTGTCATGTTAGCGAATTTTGTAACTGCGCTATGGATCATAGACAGCCCGAAACCAAACGCAGCAAGACTAAGACTAACCCGACCAATCTTTTCTGACGGAATCAAGTTTACTGCGGCAACAAACATGCCGAGCGTTGCTGCGACAGCGAGTAGTCCACGACCCATCTCTTCCCAACTCATCATCGAGAACAACTTCAACGGGATGGCCATAAACAGCAGCGAAATCGATAGAACGCCGAGACTAATAGCTGACTTTAGGAACGACTTGTTGCTCTTGGCGAAGAACCCAGCAGCCATAGTCATAAGCTGAAGCACTCCGAGCATTCCAAGAAGGCCTCGTGCCATCTCCTCCCAACTCATAGTTGAGAACATCTTGACTGCGACGCTGAGAACTGCAGCTGCACCGCTTAGGAGGATCATCGACGTCGCCAACCCGGCGAGTTTTGCTGGGTTGGACTCCATTCTAGTTAGTACTGCCATAGCAGCGACAAGCTGGCCGAACCCAACTGCCATTGCGCCCATTGAAGTCGCAAGTGCCTTTGGGTCTACGGTAGCCAGAACGACAAGTGACCCAGTAAGAAGAACCATGGCCGCTGCAATTCGGAGCAATGCGTCGGCTTTAACCTTCAACTGGAAGGCCTTAAGTGTTCCGCCGAGTTCTTCGAACGCACCCGAAGCCGACCTAATCAGATCGGACATTCCGAAATCAAGTTTCATACCGTTCCGGATCAAACTTGTTAGAGCAGCTAGGATCCCAGCTAGAATGCCAGTCTTTAGGACCTTCCCGACATTGCTCATTGAGTTTTCTGTGAACAGCCCGCCAATCTTATCGCCGAGCGACCCAAAGAACGAGCTAACCGTATCCCAGATCGATCCAAGCACAGACTTAATGGTGTTCAGCATGGAAGTGAATGTCCCACCAACTGCTCCAGCAGCATCAGCAGATTTCTCCCCAACAACAGACAAACCAGAGATCTTCTCTGTGATCCAGTCAAGCCCAGCCCCTAGCTTATCCCAGATCTCGCCAAGGAATGAGAACTTCTCTCTAACGGCGTCGACGACAGACCCAAGCTTCTCTAGGGCGGCCGAGCGATTGTCTCCGCTAAACAGCTCTCCGAGTTTACCTCTTGCTGCAGCGACAACCTCCCCGAACTTCGAAACGACCCCGTTGATCTTCTCGAAGAAGGTTTGGATTCCGCCACCTTCAACGAGGAAGTTTTTGAGTTTGACAACGAGTCCGCCAAGACCTGCCCCGGCAGAAAGTACACCATCGGAGAACCCGAACAGGATCCCACCGATGTTCTTCAAGACGCTGATCACGCCTTTGAAGATTTCTACTCCTATTTTGAACACGGAGAAGACACCAGTGAAGATAGTCTTAACCTTGGCTGAGGTTTCAGCCGACATCACCAGACTCTGAGCGAAGTCCCTGAACTTCTCGGTCAAACCGTACAGTGTCATCACCGTCATCGGTGGGAACACCTCTCGGAATGCCTGCTTAACGGGTTCGATAGCGGTCTTGACAGCGCCAATGCTGTAGACAAGGCCTTGCATCAGGACATCTCGACCACCGACCCACTTCCAACCAGCCAGGAGATCGTTTCGAGCCTTTGCTTGACTGTTGATCATACCACTGAAGAAGTTATTGAGTCCAGTGAACAGGGTCTTTGCCTCGACGAAGTCGCCAATGATGTATCTGAAGGACGTTGCCCAACCAGTACCAATGGCTTCTTTAAGAGTGCCCATCATCTGGGATGCGGTTTTGACCTCAGTTGCAGCCGCGGTCGCAGTGGCGCTCATCTCCTGAATAGCCACCACCTGAGCGTCGCTGAAGCCCTTTGCTGATAGTTCCGCAGCAGACATGTCGCCTGAGATGCCAGCTAGTGTAGTTGTTAGTACGTCGGAGGTGAGCCATTCATCGCTTAGCGTCTCTCGGAATTTGTTACCAGCGGCTTCCCACTCGGTGAACGTTTGAGTCATCGGGACGTCTTTGATCGTCCCGAGAGCCTTACCGGTCTCGAACAGAGCTGACTTGAATTGCTCACCACCCATACCAGCATTTGTAACTGAGTTCCAGTCCATAAGTTTGACTGTCCCAGCGGCGATAGCCTGAGATAGCTGATACATAGCCGTTGCAGCTTGCGCAGATGACGAGCCCGACATCGCCGCCACGTTGGCGATGCCTTTGATAGACTTCACCGATGTGTCGAGATCGACACCAGCGGCTGTGAATGTTCCGATGTTTCTCGCCATCTCACCAAAGTTGTAGATGGTCTTATCGGAGTATTCGTTAAGCTGGTCCAACGATCGATTAACGTCGTCCAGCGTTGACCCTTTACTCTTGGTGTTCGCCAAGATCGTCTGGATCGAGTTCATGTTGGTCTCGTATTCTTCGAGACCGTCTTTGAGTGGGTTGATAGTTAACGCCTTGGCAATGTTGATGCCCGCGTCAATCGCTTTGTTGGTGATGTTAGACAAAGCAGTAATTGCGATTGTCGCCATGGCCACGAATTTGGCACTGACACCATCGGCCGCCGAGTGCAACCCGTCCATAGTAAACTTGGACGCAATACTTTGAAGATCCGAGAGACTTTTACCACTCGCTCCGAAGTCCAGGCTGCTCTTCAGTTTGTCTATGACAGAGAGGCTTTCTGTAGCCTTTGATTTGAAAGCTGCGTTGTCGAATGAGAGTGAGACCACCCTATTCTCGATAGAACTACTGCTACTCACTTCTTCACCTGCTTCCAAATGTCGGCGACGATCTGGTCAAAGACCGGACGGATCGCTGGGTTGACATAGTTTCTACCTTGAACGTAACCACCGTTACGCGTTCCATGGCCGTATTGGATAAGCACGGCAATCTGGGTCCCATTTTGAACGTTGGTGTTGTACCATTCGACGCCGGGCCTATTTGGGTCCTGGATGACTCTGTACTTCCATGAGTTTGCCGTGAGACCGCTGTCCACTGGCGTTGCTTTAGACAGCGCGTTGACACCCTTCATGCCGTACTTATCCAAACTCTGAAAGAGGTCGCCATTAGCCATCATCTTCAGGAACGCTTCAGTTCGTTTGTAATCGCCTTTACTTGAGAATGAGAACACTTGGGGACCTCCTTTCGATTTGTTATGGGGCGCCTACGTCTTCGATGGTGAAGGTCGCTGGAACTGCATCGCTTCCGGTGTCAACGTACCCCGCGACATAAGCTCGAACAATGAACTGCGTAGCAACATCCCAACCACTTGGGATTGTGATGATCCTAGTAGCGGTAGCCGTATGGAAGCTTGTTGTCGCCGTTCCAATGTCCGCACGAACGATGGGGTTGCCGATGTCTGTCGATCGGAATACGCCGATAGCGCACACAACACCTGGCCCTGGGCCGATGAAGGTCAACTGAGTCGTGAACCGGTAGTATCTACCAACAACTGGTGTAAGCGTGATAGCTAGCCCAGTCATGGTCTTCCAATTATTGAGAACCAACCCTTCGGGTGAATTGTAGGTGACCGACCCGAGAAGACCTCGACCGGATTTGTCCGAGTACAACTTGTTAACCACATCATCGCCAACGGATGGTGCGTTCGTTACGGTCATGAGCGGGGCTGTAATTCGCCCGTCGTCGCCGATAGTTGCCCCAGAACCCTGCGCAACCGTCCCACCGGTGCCATCAGTCCTGAGGATTCGGTTGTCGTTGGCGCCAAGCGACCCACTAACAGAACCTGCCGGCCCAACATCCCCCTGCGGACCACGGACACTTCCCGCGTTAACGGTTGCTCCGCTGTTTCGCTCAAGAATGAGATTGTCTCCGGTGATATGCCCACCGACAATGGCTTGGTCCTCGATCTGCTGCATTCGCGCCGCAGTAAAGCTTGTTACTGAAGTCATTCTTAACTCCTTCTTAGATCGTGTCTGATAGAATGTAGGTGTCCGCGTCAACGGTCTCTACATTCGCGTTTCGAATTTCGAATGTCGTTCCAGAGACAACGATCATCTCCGGGTTTGATGATGTTGCGGTCCACGTTCCGTCGCCGTGGTCGATGATTGCGATCTCAGCAGAGTCCTTATGGTCCCTTGTGTCGGAAATCACAAATTCATGATCACTGATGTAGACAACATTCGCGTTATCGATCCGGAATAGATCTCCCGGAAGTTCGAAAATATAGTCATCGTACTTGGTGTAGGCAGACCATGTGCCATCACCATTATCAACGATCTCAATGATGAACCAATGGTTAATATAGCTAACCAACACATCCATTGGGATTAGAGAAGCATTGTGGCCGCTGTCGCCATAGATCACCCGCTCAATCTCAGAGAGAAGCATTGGGTCCATGTCAGCCGTATTGAGCGTGATATGAGAAGCCCCACGAAATCCGTCAACGTCAACCGGAGTTGTGGTCAACTCCCATTCAAATTCTACCAGAGACAGTTCATCAGACTGCGATGCGTATGTCCTATTAGACGGAATCGCCGTTATGTTATAGATGAGATGAATCTTATAGCTGACAGAATCGCCATCAACGTCGTTCCCAACCCGTGTACGGTAACACAAACCAAACTTTTGTGGAGCCTGATCGCCAAGAAGAACCCCACTCCGGATCTCTTCGCGGCCCTCAATCAAATCAAACTCATCTGGATAAGTGATTGCAGAAAGTGTCGCTGCAAACGTTCCGAATTTGATCGATTCACCAATTTTTGCCCCGTCGTAGAAGATCGGATCCACCGAACGGCTGATACTTTCCTCCACTGACGTTAGGCCGTTCCATGGAACTGCGGACCCATCCATAAGATAGAGAACGCCCCTGTCGAGACCACTCTCGTAGGTCCTATCGCCAACCTTGTCCCATTTGAGAACAGGCATACTTTCCCCTTTCTCTATCCGCTAGTTCCAAGTTTCTTTCGTCGATCCTCGTTTATCTGCCGGTTTCTTTCGGCAATCTGTGCTTGAGTCGCTTTCGACGGTTTCGAGTTCTTAACGTTACAGATCCGAACCAAAGCTAGAAGCCTGCTAAGGTGCCAGCGTTCTACTTCGAATGGTATGTTGTACGCGACAAGCCAGTAATAGATGAGCTCGGATGTTACCGTCTCGCCTCTACCCTGCCGCTCGGGCATCGTCCCGAATGTTGTCGCTGTTTCTCCAGAACCAACGTAATCGTTGATTCTCTCCAGATTTTCCTGGCTCAATCTGGAGATGAGCATCGGGTCGCCTTCGACAACCATAAAGATCACATAGTCCATGATCTCTTCAGCTGTCTTCTCGGTTCCGCTCAGAAATGGAACCTTGTTCTTTGACTCCCATTTTGACAGAGAGACCAGAGAATGCTCCAGAATCAAAACTGAAGCTGGCGCATACTGAAACACACCAGCCTCCTCGTTCCACAACTCTTGTTGTTCGATTTCAATTCTAAGCATTCTCTGGCCTCTCTTGTCAGTTATGTCAGAAGTCGAAGAGCCAGTCCACATCGACGACCGGCGGGAAGCGGTAACCTGCCGCCGGACGGGCAACGACGATCTTGTCCTCGGTGATAGCTGGCTGAGCGCCAGCGGTGAGGAGAACGTCGTCCATGTAGTACTCGACACCCGAGATCGCCGGAATGGTGATGACCTTGGTGCCCGAGTTGTATGTGGGCTGAGTCGGCGTGGTGAGCGTGAGCCCTGCGCCAAAGATGGTGATGACCTCTGCCGGGAGAGGCAACGAAGGGTTAGACCCAACCGTTCCGTAGAGGAGGTCCTCAAGAGTGCTCAGCGCCGCGCCACTGACCTTCGTCGAGTTGATCGTGATGATCGAGGTGGGCTTGAGGTTGGGGACCAACACGGGGGTTGTGGTGACTTCCCAGCTGAACGTGATAGCCTCAGGCGAGTCGTTCACCGTGGTGTAGGCCTTCTCCGAAGGAGCCGCCATCGCACCGTAAACCAAGTGGATCTTGTACCCATGGTCATCGCCATGAACATCGTTTCCGATCTTGGTGCGATACGAAAGACCGAATGGCTTCCGGTTCTGTTGGCCGACGGCGATACCGCTTGCGGGGTTGGCAACCCCGTCGTGCTCGGCGAACTCATCCGGGTAGGTGAACGCCTCGATGCTCGCCCCGAACTCCTCAGCGGAGGTGAGGTTCAGGTACTTGAGGTTGTCTGCGTACTGAGCACTAGACTCAGCGCCGGAGGGCGACTCGGTAACGGACACGAGACCGTTCCAAGGAACACCGTTGGTGTACACGCCAGAGTTGTTGGGCTTGTAGAGGACGCCTCGGTCGACACCGGTTTCGTAAAGCCGTTCGCCAGAGCCATCCCAATGGATCTTGGTCATGTTCTATCTCCTCGTTAGAAGTAGAGGTTGTATACGTCGTGATTTAGATTGTCTGCCGCGAAGAATCTCTCGAACACGCAAGCCGGGAGTGCCCCGACCTTTTTGTGAATATCGCTATCAGGGTCTTGGTCGATGACCGTCACCTGGTATCTTGTGAGATTCTTGTAGGGCTTATCGTCTGCGAAATCGGTTTTGATGTCGTAGCGTCGGTAGACGATGCACGGATAGCTCATGCGCACCGTTGGCGGTGGCTGAAAATACACATGCGTAGAGCCTAGAAGTTCGACCAACTTCTGTTGTAGATCAAGCCGTTGGCCCATTGTAAACGCTCCCAAGGCTAAGGATGAGCCGGGGGCTCCGGACCTCGACCGAAGTCACAGTCCAGAGCACCCCTTCCCATCGAACGTACTTGATCTCGAAGAAGTGACTGTTGGCGTGGTCGTCAGCAATAACGCTGATCGAGTTCCCCACAGAAAGATCGTTGTTTAGATTCTCGCCCGATTCAAGTCTACGAGTGTTGCGAACAACATCTCCGGTATAGACTCGCTCAGTGATCTCATCGACCCAGATCCCTGAGTTAGTCGGAACCTCGACCGATACTCCATAGCCGATTTCGCCACGGAATCTCGCCATGTCACTCCTTAAGGTCAGCCGACCGGGTTCTCAAACTCCCAGTAGTCGTCATCGCTGGTCTCGAAGTAGTAGCCAGCTGCAGGCGTAGCCGAGACCTTCATGGTCACACCATCAGCGACAGTGTACGGCGAGCCTGCCGCGTTGATCACAGCGTCGGTGACGGCGTTCTTGTAGACGACGCCGGTCTGGTTGACGATGGTCACAGCGGTGCCGTTGAAGCCAGGCTGAGCAGGAACGACCTTGACTGCCGATCCAGCGACCTTACGGATGACCAGAGCGGACTTGAGCTTGGTGAGGGCACCGGAGCAGCGAGTCTCGATCAGGTACTTGTACTGGTTGTAATCGATGTCGAAGTCGTCGAACATCGAGACGTTTCCGCCCTTGTCCGCGCCGAGGTTGTAGTCCGACGGGTTCACGAGGATGCCGACAATCGACGGCTCGTCCTCCATCACCTCAACCGGGATGATCTCCGAGACACGGAGCTCAGTTGCAACCTCGTCGAGGCTCTTGTAGATGCGGCGACCAACGGTGTCCTTGAGGAGCAGGAACTTCGCGATGTAGAGCTCCGTGGTGTAGAACGTCGGCAGGCCAGTTCCCTTCCATTTTGAACGATGGAGGACACAGGCGTCGATGATCTCCTGAACCGAGGAGTTCGCGTCGTCGATGTTGACATAGATCGTCGGAGCGTACAGCTCGTGATCCTTGGCGATGGGGCGGATGTTCTGCTCGTTGATCTTATCCTCGTTCGAGGGGTCACGACCGTCGCCAATGAGGACGGCGCGGGCCAATTCCTCATCGAGCATGACGCGCATCTCGCTCTTGAGCCAAGCGACCACGTCAAAGTCGGTGATGTCGACCAAATCGTCACGGTCGAGCTTCTGCTTCTTGTAGATGGTCGTCGGGGTGGTGACCCGCTTGGTGAGACCGAAGAACTCTTCACGCTTCATGTGTCCGGTGATGTAACCCTTTGCTCGGGCCTCATCCTCGGTGATGTCTGCGTGAAGGGTCTTGATCCGGCTGAAGGGGCTCTTGTGCGTCTTTCCGAGCAGATTGTTGACCCACTCCATACGACGAGAGAGGAACTCCGGAGTGTTCTCGGGCGCCATTGCGTCCGGGAAGAGGAGATCGATGCTCTCGATACCGTGAGAGAGCGCGTAGCCCTCGACGGCCTCCTTGAGCGAGCCATTCTTAGTTGCTTCGGCGAACATCCCCACCATGTCGCTGTGAGCCAGGGTCACAGAGGGGGTCTTTCCGGTTTCGCTGTCCTTCTCGAAGACGTTGCTGCGAGACATGTCATCACCTTCCTTGGTGTTTGAGTGCTGTACGGAGTTTTCTTCGGTTTCTTTGCCGGTCTCTTCGGTTTCTTCGCCGGTCTCTTCGGTTTCTTCGGTTTCTTCGGTTTCTTCAGTTTCGAGGTTCGAATGAGAGGCTTCGCCAGCCGTAGCTGAGCTAACCGCCTCGCCAACGATGTAGTTCAGAACATCGCGTTGCTTCTCAGTGAAGGTGTCGTAGATGTCCTGGAGCGTCTCTTCTCCGTCGGTGCTGTGCTCAAGATCGTTGTCGAACTCCAAGCCCGTGTAAATCACAGCCTCGTCATCGAGAACTTCCTCTTCACCGTCACTATGTCGAATGGTGACGCTATCGATGAGGGCTCCAGGGTTTGCCCCGGAGAGAACCAAGCTCACTTCGCGAATCACACCATGCATGACTCGCTTCTGTCGCTCAAGAAGCTCATTAGCCCAGATCGACATCATCTTCACATCGCCATGAGCTACGGACGCAGAGGCGGCCTTAGCTTTGTCGGACGAGTTGAAGAAGCCATACCCATAGACACCATCATCTCGATGTTCGAGAATCACATGTCCAAGAACACTCTCGGGATCCGTATGACCGTGCTGCCAAACAAGTGGAACCTGCATGGCATCCTGATGCGCGAACGCATTCGGAAGGATGGTTCGGCCGTCCGAGCACTTTAGGCCCGCCTTAGTGACGTAGCCGCTGAAATCTGCTTCCATTTTGAATACCCTTTCTAATCAGTAAGGCTACCGCCGAGAAGG